TAGAATATCCCTCGTTGTCACGGCATGTTAGGCCCAAAAACTCAGCAGCTTGATTTAAGCCGTTAATACCAATTGTTAGGTATTGTTTATTAAGGTCAATAAACCCAGCCTTATAAACGCCTAGCAGGTTGGCATCATACATATCCCATAATAACTCGTTATATGCGGTATGGTATTTGTATACACGCTCCAAAATCTTGTTCATGTACGCATTTAGTGAATCGTACTGCTTATCACTGCCGTTAAACGTAAAGTTCTCATCCTTATCTTTCCTTGAGTTGAACCAATCTTGGATAATCCTGTTTAGATTCAACGTAATTACAGACTTCGAGCCAGTTTGAACGCCCATATTACCGTTTGTAAAGTTAAACTCCTTTGTTTGCAGCTTGTTTTTCAAACGGCAGCATGAACTTAGGCTATCAACAGTGTCACTAATATATGTGAAGAAGCTATGTCCCCTAGCATATTCCTCGGCAACGAACTTAGCACTCTCTTGGTCTTGGAACTCACCATCCTTATATACAAGAGCAAAGCTTTCAACTGGGAATGTCAATAAGCACCTGGTTCTTTCCTCGTTAAACCACTGCATAAACTCTTTCTGAATCCATTCTAGTGACTCCCAATCTGGCTTACGGCCATCGGGAAAATAGAAATCACCGAACATGCCATCAAAGAACGTCTTGTCAAAATAAGCTACATTCCAGAACGCAGATTGCATTCCTCTCGCTGCGGCTGGCTGGTTGATAGAATAAACCACCTGTTGGAAATACTGGCGTATTTGTTTTCTTATCGTCTTTTCCCTTGTTGTATTCATTGTAACAACAAGGTCTGGGTGCTTCCAGAAGTTGTGACCCCACTCTTTTTCTGCAAAATATGTAAAATAAAGCAAAAATTCTGGTGTTGCTACGGCGCCTGCGAATTGAGCAGCTGTTGCAAATATCAAGTTTACAAACATACCGCAGAAAGAATCAATATTCTTCGGCGCAGCGGAAAGGCCGCCTAGTTTCTTAATACCATTCGTCAAGAACGGATACATTGTTAGAGATACGCAATACGGCGATATGGCCCCAGCAAACGAACTCTCATCATGTTTGTAGATAATATGAGACTTCAAGTCTTTAAGATATGTCTTGGCCCTAAAAGATGGATACAACTCTTTCAACTTATCCATCACCATCGCGCGGCTAATCTCTATGTTATCTGATTTGTGTATTTCGGCATTCAAAATTCCAATGTTTTTTGATGATACATTAGAATTGTCATCAACGGTTGCATTCGCCGTATTATCTGATGCCTTATATTTTTCAATAAACTTCTTTTTCTCGTTAACAAAGTCTTTTATCCTACTCTTCTTCTCCTTGTCTCCCTTGTAGGCCTCTAGAAGACGCTCGTCTCTTTCTGAAAACCTCTCTTGTAGCTGCTTTCTTATACATGAGCACATTATTCCGTCGTATATATAAAGACTATCTACAATCTCTTTAACGCAATCCTCATCACATTCAACGTTCGCGCTTTTAAACGTCTTCTTTACAATATTCGAAAGCTTTTTCTTGTCATACTCCTCGTAGCTTCCGTCACTTTTTCTTACAACCATAGTTTCTTTTTATCTCGTTTCTCGTCATTATTTTATTAATAAATATTGGCCTATCAGGATTAAAACCGCTAAATCACTGATAAGCCAATACTATTTTTTTGAGCGGCCCGTAACTCGTTATAAATCAGGCTCTTCGCTAGAATTTATCTTGTCCTGAAGTTTTCGAATTTGTTCAATTCTATTCTTCTCTTTGATACGTTCTACCTCATCCTGATAAGCATACTGCCCCTCAATTTCGACGACTTCGTCACACGATATCGTACTAGTACCATTGTTAAACTTGATTTTGTTCCAAACAAGGCCAGATTTTCCCATACGGTTTTTAAGTACGGCAAGTGTAGCTAAGTTATTATCTTGGTCCTCAATAGAACGCGCAATTGAAACAATAACGTGGCCAATCTGAACCTTTTTGATAGAACCACCAGCCTGGTCCATAGTAACAAGCTCTGTACTTGTGATACTACCCTTATTACCCTGTGTAGGAACCCACATGGCGATATCATAGTCCTTCGCCATGTTTTCAAGTTTCCTCATTGTTTTACCTTCTCGGCTCCACTCGGAATCATTTTGGTACCCTCCTTTTTCTGGAATAAGGCACTCAAAATAGTCAAGTATTACCAAGTCTGGTTTAAAACCAGAGTTTATAAGCCTCTTTAGGAATAGCTCAATGTCGCTAGCTGTCTTCGTACCAGTTCTAAATGACTTCAAACGAAGGTTCTTAGCCAACATTTCCCTATCTGGATATGTAGCAAGAACTCGTCTGATTTCATCAATATCAGAGCCTTGGGTACCAATGTTCATCGCCTCTACTTGAGTAATCCTTGAGAAGTGTTTCTTTGTTATGTCAACATCTTCATCCTCAAAATAGATTTGAAGAACTTTGAATCCATTATAATTATTGGCCTGACATTTATACGTTGCCGCATAAGAGGCAATTGCCGTTGATAGAGTACTCTTTCCGAAACCAGCAGACCCAATGATAACACCAAGTTTCTTTTTGTCAATACCACCCTTCATTGCCGCGTCAAGTTTCGACACGCCAGTAGGTATCTTGACTTTATAGTCTGGCGATAGAGCCTTGTCTTCTAGGTCGAATACTGAAAAACCAAGGTCATTGTCCTGGCCTATAAGCCTGGCATTATCCCATAGTTCTTCACATTCATCGTACCTATCAATATCTCCCTTCCCAGCAATGTCTAGAATCTTGTTGGCAACCCTAACAAGGTTTTGTTGTTTGAAGAATTTAAGGGCGTTCTCTTTTACGAGGTTTACGCCCTCAAAAGTAACTTCATTCTGTAGCTTTTGTATAAGCGCCTTATATTCTTCCAACTCAAACTCATTCGTTGCACACGAATTGAGCTTCATTGATATTACGCTATAGGAAGGTACTACATTTTCCTTCTGGTAATAGTTTTTAAGCTCCGTTACGAACTTTTTAAGAACAATATCAGTAAAAGAATTTTGGTCTATAATAGGATATAGAGCCTCAAAGAATTCATGGTCTTCGACAAAGAATTTCGCTAGCTTATATTGGAAGTCCTCTCCAAGATAGCCTAAATTATTTTTGTCAATTTGCTGTGCCATTATTTCTTATTATCTCTGAATCTTCTACTCAAATAGTTCTTGTACTCTTTTACGGCTTCAACTTCGCCTTCTTTCTCTCTCGTGTAATACTCGCTGTCGATTGTGTACTCGGTTCTATCCTCGTTTTGCAAGCTGCAAACATAGCAGATGTCCTTAATAAGACCCCATACTAAATCTTTGCGGCCGTCAACAAGTTTAAACATGAGATACTGTTCGAAGCTCATCGTGTAGTTTTTATCAACGTCGTCAAAGCGCCCGCGCTTGTTCGACAAATCGATAGAGTTTCTGATGTACTTCGGATAGATTCCAGTCCATACAGTAGAACAAGCCTCTTTTTCGTCTACGTAGAACGCAAACTTATATTCTACCTCGTCCTCCTTTGTTAGTTGTCTGGAGAATTCTCCATCATCAAACTTTGTTTGGGCTGGACTTGGTTTTCCTCCGTCCCAAAAGTAATCTACGTCAGAGCCAGCAACAACAATGCCCTCTCCGATGTTAAGGCCATAATGATTCTCTGGCTTAGAGAAGTACTTGTTCATCTCTTCAACGCTAGTAAACATTCTAGGCGCAAGAATACTCAAATAGACCTGTGTCTTATCGACCAAGTCACTATGTATCTTCTTCGCGCACGACCTAATCGTGTCTGCTAGCTCAAACGAGCGTAGCGATGTTGGGTTAAAATTGTTAATTTTGAAATATCGTTGACAAATAATATTGTCTCCGACGGTCAATCTGAATTCGAAGCGTTCTTTATAGTCCTTCGCTTCATTAGACTTCTTAATTTCTGCCATCAAATGATAAAAATTAAAGTTAAACAAAAAATCAATCCCCAATCTATTATTGGTTCACTAATAATTTATACAAAAAACGCACGGAAATCAATCTTTCCGCGCATTTTTAAAACTATTTCTTTTTAGCGTCTGAAACCATTTTCTTGGCCATCCTCATTACTTCGTTGATTTCTTCCTGGCTAAGCTTAACTGGTTGATTGTCTATCTCTTTAAGGTAGAATTCTCCAGTTTCTCCATCTGGCGATGTAAACTCTACTGGCTCATCATAGTTTACATCATAGCGGTCATAACCGTCTTGGTCTCCTGGGACGTTAAATTCCCAACCGTCACACTCAACAAAGCCGTTACATGGGCCATACGTTTCATCTCCACTAGTAACCCAATCACTTTCCTCCCAGTCGATATCATGCTCTAGGTCATTTTCGGCCCATATACGCATTGCTTCTTGTTTTAGTCCATCAGAAGCGCCGCCTTCATTGTTTCCAGAAAACTCAGGCATCAAGCTTTCTGTAATCATATCAACTAATTTGTTTTCGCTTATCTTTTGTTTCATTTGTTCATTAAGTTTATTAGATGTTTTATTAACGAGATATTTCTTAACGTTTATATTGTGAATAAAACCTTCAGCCTCACTCCTCGCTCCGATATAATCGTCACCGTCTAATTTCTTGTAAAAATTCATGACGGAATTTTTTAAACTATCGATAAACTCTTTAAGTGTGGTTGATTTTACGCTGTAAGGGTGAAGCGTGTTCACTTTAATGTCTTCACCGAATACTCCCTGTAAATCTTCTGCAATAGAGTCTTCGAAGTCACAAATCATCTTTTCGATATCACCAGCAAGCTCATGGCCAGGTAGGCTTTTATCTTCCCAGTGTAATTCCTTTATTTTAGTCTTATATCCCTCAAGTTGGGAAATAAAATCAAGTACAAAATCTTTCATATATACACAATTATATGTATAAATAGTATGAAAGTTTACTTTTTGAGGCTATCGTTATACCTTTTTATCTCCCTATCAGCAAAAAACTTGTATTCTTCGAAAAATCTGGCAAACGCATTAGTGTCTTTTAGCTCATCAATACCGTCTTCTAGTATATAATCGTACAGATTCTGGAACGAGCGACCCGCTGGGTCCTGTACCTCATACATCATTGAGTCTATTTCAGCCTTTGCCTCTTTTGTTAGCAGCGGCTTCTTTAGGTTAATGATTTTTTCGTTTATTTCATAGAAATCACCATCGTATTCTTTATTTGATACACCGTTTACTATGTTTTTATGCCATTCAAGCGGTTTTTTCTTCTCAGCAACGCGTTCATCTATCTTTTCCTGGGCCCTTTGAATAACCTCATCAATTGTTACTGGCCTGTCGTGCATCTCTGGCATCAATTCAAACAGCCTAGTCTCTGACAAACCGCGAATGTTACCTATGTTATCACTTGTATCGCCGCAGAATATCTTCTTTATAGCCACATTCTCAACAGGATAACCCTTTTCTTGTTTGAAATTTTTCGTTGAATATGCGATTTTCTTAACTGGATTCCAAATACACACTGTATCTGATATTAATTGTGTCAAATCCTCGTCCGTTGACATGATATATACAAGGTCATTTGGCTTTTTATGTGCCACATAGTACGCTATGATGTCGTCACCCTCCGTTTTATCATCGAAAATCCACCGTATATACAACTCATTGAAGTACTTCAACAAAACGTCTCTCTCCCTTGCGAAATTCTCATCCAATATTTCCTTTTCGGCAATCCTAATTATCTCCTTTGCTGAATCCTCGCTGTATTTTGAGAACAAATACTGTTTGCCTATGCGCTTCTCCTTATACGCATCTATCTCAGAGCGTAAATTAGTCGTAGCGGCCTCATATTTCTTGTGCGCATACTTCTCCTTCCATTTACGTATCTTTGATTCTACACGCTCGCCATAAGCTGATAGAAAGGCATGCTCGGCATACTTCTTAGTTTCCCTGTTCGCCTTATATGCGTTATATAATTGGAACCTTAACATTCCAGAATCCTCATCGTCGAACACGCAATAGATGTAATCAAACGCCTTCTTGCGCATCATTAGCTTAACTTGCAGAAGGAACTGGAACACACCGCCATAGTGTATTCCTTCCGAATTTACTTTATTATCCTCAAAACATACTTTTAGAAGATTTGTACCATCAACCAAAAGGGTTCTGTACTTATTTATATTGTAAGATTCCCCATATTTAGACATTATTTCTTTTTTGACTGGCTGCATGTTCTAGTATTAATTTTATTTTATTATCTAGACAATCGTTGTATTTTATGTAATATATTTTTATATTATGTTCTGTACAAAGTTTTCTTTTTATTCTATCTCTTTCTTGTATTATTAGAAGGCCACCATCTCCTCCCCATTGTTTTACTGGAGAATAATGCTGTAATCCTTGACATTCAATTGCGATATTATAACTCGGTATGTAAAAGTCCAATCTTAAGTTTTTTTTATTTTTAAGCCATTTGTACGTTTTTTGCCTTTCATATTCAATCCCATAATTGTTTAAACATAGTGAAACCGACTCTTCTAACTTGCTCTGTAAACAACTTGGGCATCCTTGCCCAGCCAAATGTGCATGAGGGGTTTGTAGAAAATCTCCATGCTTTTCGCATGAAATTAAAACTGGCGCATCGCTATTTACATATGTAACTTTAGAATAATCATAGCGCTTCCCGTGAATTTCTATTGACTTCTTTATAAATTCTTCTGTTGTTAATTTTTTAGTGCCACCACACGCTGGACATCCTTGACCACTTAAGTGGTTGTTTGGCCTCTGCCAAAATTCACCATGCTCAGGGCATATGATACATACCTTTGTTGAGTTATCTTTATAATCAACTTTTGAATAGTCATATTTATTTCCGTGTATTTTTATTGACTCTGTTATAAAATTAGAAGTCGTTGATTTGCATCTTATACCATTTTCCTCGTTAGCGCATAACGGACAATCGCATCCCTGTAAATGATATACTGGCCTTTGACTAAAAACCCCATGTTTTCTACATATAATTTTTACTGGCGTTGTGTTATTTTCGTATTTTACCATTGAGTAATCATACTTATCACCATGCTTCATTCTCGACCTTTCAATGAATTCTTCTTGTGTTAATTTTTTAGGCATAAAAACTTATTTTATACATAAATAGTTATGTTTTCGAAATAAATTACCTCCATCAATAATAATATTTCTAACTGGTTGTGCCATATACTATAATATACAAAAAATAACCACAACACTCAATAGTATTGTGGCTATATAATAATTCCATTATAACCCTACAATTAATTAAGTCCAGCATTAAGTGTTTGGTTTGATTGATTAACAAGGTTTCTAAAGTTTTGGCGAGCCTTAGCTGTTTGCTGTTTAGCGGCAGCCATCCTTTGTGCGTTTTGTGTTTGCGTAGCAACGTCAGCGTGAGCTCTTTGCTTAGAAGCTGCGGCTTGTTGGTTAGCATTTGCTTGTGATGCAGCGTTGATAGCTTTATTAGCACCCTGTAAATAACTAATAACTTGTTTGTAGTATTGGTTATTTGGTGACGCAGACAACATACCATTAGCAGCTTTTATTGCGCCACTTATGTAATTTCTTAATGTCTTCTCAGCGGCAATCTGAGTTGTTTCTCTAGCGCCCGTAGTAACTTTATTTACAAGGTTATTAGCGCCAGTTTTTATTGACTGTCCCATGTTTTGTAGGCCAGCTTTAGCTTGATTTAGCCCTGTTGCTTGTGAAAACCATTCATTTGCAGCCTCTTCAGCTATTAACTCAGTGAGTTGACTCTCTGTTATTTGCTGTTTCATATATGATTATCGATTTATTTATAATTTATTATTGCAAAATAGTAGCGTTATTTATTCTATTTAGCATATCAAAAAACTGGGTCTTAACTTCATTAACAGTTTGTACTTGCTGTTGATTACCAATCTCAGGTTTATTCAGTTTAAGGTTTTGTACTTGTTGCATTTGCGCTTGCAAATTTTGTGCCTTCATATTATCAACGTTCTGTTTTGTCTGATTATATTCTTGTGCATCTTGCCAAAATTTAGCAAAGTCACATTTATGCTGCGTCATATACGCCAATATTGCTTTTTTGGTTCTTGGACCAAGCTTTCCATCAACTCCGTCAACGCTTTTTGATGTAGATATATTTGCATGATTAGCAACTAAATAGCGCTGGGCAATTTTTACGTTTTCTGGATTATTAGCGAAATCTGCTGGCATTCCTGGTATGTTAATAGTTTTACTTGGAGTAGTTCTTTTCGAGCCATTACCTCCGTCGCCATCGTTTCCTCTTTTTTCTTCCTCAACACTGCCATCCCATCTTCCTTCTAAGGTTCCCTTCTTTGTTTTGTATGTTCCATCGGAATAATACCTTACATTATCTCTATTCTTTACCAAAGCATATATTCCGCCACCAATTGCCCCGACGCCTGCTCCTATTAAGGCTCCGACTGCCTGTGGAGCAACTTCATTTACTTCTTCGTTTACGACATTTTTTTTCTTTTTTCTTTCGTGCAGCGCAGAACCACCAGATTGTACCCACTTGTTTGCTAGGTCTAGCGCAACGTTTCGTTGTGCAGTGGTGTATCCAAATTTATTACACATGCCAATAAGTGTTTGTCGACTAGCCCCATTTTGTAATTTAAGGCCAAGCTTTGTAATGTCTGAATATCTTAAACCAGCTTTCCCAGCGGCATTCGTTATCGACGTAACTACTTCGCTTCCAGCAACAGAACCAGCAGTTGGAAGGGCTTTAGCCGCAGTTGAACCAGCAGTTGAAAGGGCTTTAGCCGCAGTTGAACCAGCAGGTGGAAGGGCCTTTGGTATCGTAGTGCTTGCTACGGCGGCCCCTCCGCCGAACTTTCCAACTGCCCAACCCGCTCCAGCACCAGTCGCAGCGCCAATTCCAGCACCAATAAGAATAGATTTTGCAAATGATGTAGAACGAACTTCTATTGATTTCCACTTAAAGATTCTGTCCTTTGCGGTTATATCTAAATTTTTTCCTGTTCCATCAGGGAATAGTAATAATTCGTCATCTTTTCCAAACCATCTTCCCATATGGCATTTCAGGCAAATCCTTCCAGATGTTGTCTTGGTAAGAATTGCTTCTTCTACCCAGAAATTATCTTTTAGCCATCCGTTTTTAACAGCACCGCCAAACGTACCTAGGTCTTCTCTTAGCTCGTTTTCGTTTATTTTCATAATAAAATAATTTACATATATGATTATTCAACAATAAATAGTTTATAACATAAAAAAAAAAACACCCGCATTGCGGATGTTTAATATTTAATCATTACTTTCTATTTCTGTAAATGAAATGTCACTTTCATTTGTAACAGCGTTTGCATTATCTGCGAGTTCATTTAGCTGTTTTATGAAGTCCGAAACATGCTCTTTTCTGTATTGGTCTAGAGTATCTTTATCAGCCGCAATGAATCCTGTAGGCGTACAAACAAGTTCCCCATCGAACGTTAATGTAAACGGCGCTGGAAGCTGATTCTTCATTACCTTAATCTTCGTCTGCGTAGCATATTGATAAGTAAGTCCCTTTGATACGGCTGTAAGTTTCTTGATAGATGGCCCTAGCTGGCCGCCCATAAGGATACTAAGACGTTGTGCGTAAACAAAGGTGTTACCACCCTTCTGCTTAATACTTGGAGGTCCAACTGGGTTTGTCATACTATCCATCCATACCTTGTTAACAACAATCATGGTATTAGTATATGGCTCAGAAACCTTTCTAGAACTAGGAATCTTATTGTTTAGAAGGTCTGTAAACGCCTCACTGATTGATGCTGCATCGAACATGTGATTCCCCACCTTAGAGTTCAAGCTCTTTTGCGAGATAATCGAGCCTATTGAGTCCCAAATAAACAAGAACCCAGCGCATATATCACCATTATCTTGAGCCTCAAGGAACTCACGCATGCTATATGCAATATCCTCAAGAACAGCGTCCTTTCTCGGCTTAGAAAGGTCAACGCCCTTTAAGTGGTCGTGTATACCGTATCTCTCAGCAAGCCTTTTGTTGTTGAAATATATGAAATTACCTTCATACTCAACAATACCATACTCAACCTCACCCGTCTCCTCATTTATGATATCACCGTAAACTGGTTGTGCATCCATGCCCATACTAATAGCATATGTGAAGTCAAAGTTATTCTCTGTATCATAGATAACAGGGATAATACCTTTCTTCTGCGCAGCAACTATTGCGTGATTTATTAACGTAGATTTACCAGTGTTAGAGTGGCCCATAATTGTAGTTACATACCCCATTGGTATACCTGGAAGTTTTAGTACGTCCTTGAATGCTTGTGGCATAAGTAGCCAATCAAGCTCTTTATCGGCGCTACTAGCCTTCATTCCAGTTAAACCCATCTTTTCCTTAAAAGACGCAAGGGTTGGTTTTTGCTTAACCTCTTTCTTTTTTAATGGTTGTGCCATGTAAATTTTAGTTTAAAGTTTTATTCGTTAACATATAATGGATGCCCTGTCTTTTCAAAATAGCATTTTCTGCAAAGAGATGTATATCTTTCATCCCCACCTACTTCTACCTGGGCTCCATCAGTTATAATTTCTTTTTGTGCATTCATTCTCGCATTAAAGATGGTCTTACTACCGCAATAGCAAGTAGATTTAATTTCTTCGATAGAATCAGCAAGCTCAAACAATCTCTTTGAACCAGGGAACAGCCTGGTCTTGAAATCTGTTCTAAGGCCGTAGCACATTATGTTAATGTTCATGACATCAGCAATTGCTGCTAATTGTTCTACTTGTTGTTCGGTTAAGAACTGCGACTCATCCACTATAATCCACCTTAGTTGGTCATCGCCGATGTTCTGATAAGCGGCAATCATGTTGTAGACGTTGTCTTCTTGTGATATAGAAACACATTCCCTATCCCCAAGAGCGCGAGAATGAATAACATTCTCTCCATCCCTCGTATCAATCTTGCTTTTTAGTATAATAAAAGGAATCCCATGTTCTTGAAAATTGTACGCCGTGGCCAAAAGCCCTAAAGACTTACCACTGGCCATAGTCCCGTACCTAAAAATAATTTTTCCGTGATTACAAATCATATAGTTAGAAAAAGTATGCTGCGCCGCAGCTTTGCAGCGCAGCAATTATTGTTACATCGGTATCTCAGAATCATCAATCGTTAGAGAATCAACAAGGTCTTGCCCTTGTGCCAATAATTTGGCCTCAGCCTCGCTTATTTGATTTTCTTGGTTACGCTTGATTTCTTTACTGGAGTTCATATATTCCTCCTTATCAACCCAAAGTCCGCTTTCTTTATCCTTCCAAGGTATTTTCATGGCAGAAATAAGCTTTAGATATTCATAAGGTTTAGCAGTAAATACCTCTTGCCATGTTTTCTTGTCATATAACCAGTCGTGCAACTGTTGCGAATCCCTGGAAATCGGACATTGAATTCTTCCGTCTGTAATTGTTGGCGCAGAGTTACCTTCCGTAATCTTTACTGTAAGGTCAACACCGTTGTAGATGTCAAGGATGTTTAGGTTAACTCCAGCGCGCTTTCCCTCTTCCATTCTTAGATTCCAAAGGTCCATAATCTGGTTGTATGGGTCTGTTTTGTCATCCCTAAGGTTGAACTTCCAGAACTTAACGCCTTCATCTTCGTGGTCCCTATCGATACATCTTACAATAACGGCTTCCCTAGATTTATTTGAGGTTGATAGGTTATACAACTCTTTCTGCTTAGCAGGGTCTTTTTCATTCTTACCTTCGTTGTAAGCGGCCTTGTTTATTTCACAGAAAGGACATTTATAACCAAATTTGTCATGGTCAATGCCATCTGTCTTACTCAAACAGATGTAATTACCGTACCCACTTTCTTTAATCTCTTTAGGCACCTTAACATTGTGAACATGAACGTGTACAAACGGTGTACCATACGTAGAACTGTTAGGGTCTAGGTCCATCGGTAGAAGTCTGATGGTTAGAGTTTTTTCCTTTTGGCCCTCTGCTAACGTGATATTAAGGTAATTCTTCTTGTAATCATCCTTCTTGTCAACGTCATCTTTTTTCTTTCTTTTCTCGTTTTCTCTTTCCTTAGCTTCGGATAAGTTTTTTTCGTTTTCCATTACTAACGGAGTAATGTTTGGTAAGTTTGGAACTTGATTAGTCGTTTCCATTAATTAAAAATTTTGTAAAGTTTTATTATTGTTAAAAAGTTCATATAATAATATACAAAAATGTATATTAGAAAACAATAAGGGTTTAACATTTGTCAAACCCCTATTATATTAATATCCTAGGATGCTGTGCAAATCACGCCTTTCATCATCAAATGACTTAGAAATGTTTGTCCAGTCTCTCATGTTATCGACATCACTTTGCTTTATTTGATACTCTGGCATATCTTCTCCATCATGGTCGTCTTCTGGGCTGTAGTTTGATGTTTGCTCTTTCTTCTCCCAATATTGGGTGGGAGTATCTCCATAAGGGGCCGATTTTGTTGAACGAATAGACATTTTTTGTTCTGGTGTAGGATTTCTCATTGCGATATCAGCCTTTAGGTCTGATATTTTCCTATCACTATCCGCTATTCTTTGTTCAAAAGAGTCTAGCTTACCCATTAGGCGTTCAAACTTTTTAGACATGTTGTCAATTTGTTTTGATACGTGTTTTTGAGTTTTCTTTAGCTCGTCAGCCTCCTCGGCAAACTCATCATCTGATAACATATCATCTTCTGAGTCACCTTCCCCTTCTTCACCATCGCCACCGCCTTCAGCTGGCTCGGCTGGAGCAGGTTCTGGTGCTGCGGCAGCGGCAGGGTCGGCAGGTGCAGCTCCAGCAGCGGCAGGGTCGACAGGAGCGGCTCCGCCAGCCATTGGGTCAGCAGGTGCAGCTCCAGCAGCGGCAGGGTCGGCAGGAGCGGCTCCGCCAGCCATTGGGTCAGCAGGTTCAGCTCCAGCAGCAGCTGGGTCGGCAGGAGCGGCGCC